AACTCCACGGTGCAGAATATGATGGACAACTCCATCTCCAGAGACAGCGAAAATAAAAAAATAAAAATTTCCAGCGAATGTGATTACGAGATCGTAAAAGAGGAAAACAAAAAATCATGAAAAATGTGGCAAAAGTTTTTATATCTATTGGACTTGGGATCCTGTTTCTTGGTGGAATGCTCGATGCGGATGGAACGTATTATGTTTTTCTGCTGATTTCAATGTCTCTTGGTGCGGTGATTGCACTTATTGGAGTTGTTATCATTGATGTTGAGAAACTCCGGGAAGAAAAGCGGAAAGCAGACTTTAACATGATCCGAAGGAATGACAAGCTTGACGCTGATGTTGAGTTCCTTGTGGAATTTGAGGACAAAAAAATAGCACCCTGAATGTTTTGGCGAACGCAGGTGCTATTTAAACGTAGGAATACAAAAGTACTTCTGCGTTTATTATAACACGTAGTTAAATTTTTGGAAAGCGTGATTTTATGATTTACAGGAAATGCAGAATCTGTGGATGTAGTTTAGATCCCGGCGAAGGAAACATGTGTGAAGAATGCCGGGACGAACAGTACATGAATCAACAGCGTGAGAAAGCGGTCAGATGCATGGTTTTATCTACAGATTTTAGACAGATGGAAATGGAGGAATTTTTAAATGCCAGCAACTAGATTATGCAGAACGGATGCCGGAAAGTTAATTGACGGACTTAAGGATTTATCGGCATTACTTGAAAACCTTGGTCTGGAAGATGGAAGTGTAAGACTTACGGCAGACGGAGATATTCGTGGAATATTTACCTTAGACAAAAATGTTCTGGAAATCATTATTGGAGACGACCAGAAAGAGGAAATGGTCAGGTACCGTGTTTAATTCCGTGGAGGTGGAAAATGTACAGTGATTACATACCGGACAGTCTCGATATGCTCGAAGAGTACGAGAGGGACAGAGAACGCCGCCACAGATTATATGAGAAACAAGCCAGACGTGAAGAGCTGGCAGATATTGAATCAGAGGAAGAGAGGATAAAAGAAAGATGGAAGAATTTGAAAATTTAATTGTGGAAAAACTTATGTCCACTGAAAGAGATGGAATGAAAGATTTAATTGCAGCCATGAAAAATGATGGATTTTTTGCGGCTCCGTGTTCGGGTTCTAACCATTTGGCAAAAGAGGGCGGTTTAGCAGAACATAGTTGGAATGTCCTCGGAATCATGCAGGATATGTCATTTTTATTGGCGGAAGGATCGGAAGTTTTACCGGATGAAACACAGAATGCCATTATCATTTGTGCTTTGCTGCATGATCTTGGAAAGATGGGAGATTATGGAAAACCAAACTATGTACCTAATATGATCAAGAGCCGGAAAAAGGATGAAAATGGAGAATATCCATTGGTACAGTCAGAAGCAAAACCATATGAGATAAATAAAGAACTTCTGTATATTCCGCATGAAGTGAGAAGTATTGCGATTGCTGAAAGATTCATCAAGCTTACAGAGGAAGAAGAGCAGGCTATCCTTTGGCATAATGGACTGTATGGATCGTTTAAATATGATATTTCCGGTAAAGAAACGCCGTTGTATCTGTTGTTACATTTTGCTGATATGTGGTCAAGCAGAATTGTGGAGGAGAAGTCATGAGTTTAAAAGAGAAACTGTTGTTTATACAGGTAAATTTGAAAGCTCCTAAAAATTTATACAACTCTTTTGGCAATTACAATTATCGTAATGCAGAAGGAATTTTAAATGCTGTCAAACCTTATCTCGACGATAATAAAGTATCTCTTACTTTATCAGATTGTATGGAGTGTATTGGAGATCGAATTTACGTAAAGGCAACAGCAACATTGCATGACTGTGAAAGTGAAGAATCCATAAGTGTTACTGCTTACGCAAGAGAGGCAGGAAGTAAAAAAGGTATGGATGATTCACAGATTACCGGGACAGCATCCAGTTATGCACGCAAATATTCCTTAAATGGTCTTTTCCTTTTGGATGATGAAAAGGATGCAGATTCAGATGAATATAAAAAACAGGTGGAAAGACAGACAGAGGAGCAGGCTTTCAATGAAAGAGTAGAAAAAGAAGGACATGAATTGGCATCACAGGCACAGAAAAATTGTATTCTCGCAATCTGCAAAAAACATGGTGTTGATGTCAAGAAGCTGTATTCATCAAATAATCTCGATGAAAAGAAATTAACAAAAAATGATGCAACGAATGTAATTAGAAGTCTGAAAAAGAAATATGGTGATGATTAATGCATGCACTTGTAAAGATTAACCAATACCGAGAGCGGAAAGACGGAACAGACTTGGTTGTATCTGTTCCAGATCTGAAGCTTGGGGACATGTTCCAAAGAAAGAAAATTAGAAATGCCGAGATCAGGTTTGATGATGGCAGGCACATATCAGCAGAGCAGAGAAAAAAAGCATATGCAACTATCAGAGACATTTCAGATTGGACAGGATATCTTCCGGAAGAAATGAAAGAGATATTGAAGTATCAGCATATGATGCGTACCGGTGATGCGTATTTCAGTCTTTCCAACTGTTCTATGGACACAGCGAGGGAATTTATCAACACGATACTGGAATTTGCCCTAGAGAACGGAATACCGCTTTCTGACAATGCAATAGAACGTACAGATGACATAGGAAGATATCTTTACTACTGCCTGTTACACAAAAAATGTGCAATCTGCGGAAAAGATGGAGAGATTCATCATGAGGATGCAATCGGAATGGGTAATGACAGGACAAAAGTAGATGATTCCAGTTATAAAAAAATCTGTTTGTGCAGAGAACACCATACACTGGCACACAGCCTTGGAGTGATCCGGTTCAGAGAGATGCATAAGGTCTATGGAATTGTTGTAAAGGATTTATAGGGTTGAAACACCTTGCCAAATGGCAGAAAGAAACCTATTCATGCAGAAAATAATATATCACGAATTATTGGAAGCTGGTTATTATCTCCGGGGTTAGTCCCGGAGAGGAAAGGGGATAAATGAAAACAATAAATGACATTCCCTGCGGACATTTGAAACCATTACCGAGACTTTATAATCCATTTGAAGATAGAAAACTGCGAAAGCAGATAGAGACAGCAAATACAAAGGATGACTGCATTATCAATGTTGGAAATGGATATTACAGACCAGTTCCGGGAGATCCAGTAGATGAAAAAGAACTGGATGAATATCTATCAAAAGAGCTGCACCGTGCCAGAGCGATACTGAAAAAACGTTTAAACATGAAAATGACATTTGAAAGGTGGCGAGAAGTTGGAGTACCTACTGATAATACCGGGACGACTGGATAACTTGAATGATTTTATCCGTGCGGATAAGGCAAGCAGATATAAAGGCGGAGAGATGAAAAAGCAGAATGAAGCTATTGTTTCTGTGTACATCAGAAAGTGCCTGAGAGACGTAAATATCAATAAAAAAGTATTTATGGAATATCTGTGGGTGGAAAAGAATAAAAGGCGTGATCTGGACAATATATCGTCATTCGGCAGAAAAGTGATCCAGGATGCATTAGTTAACTGCCATGTATTAAAAAATGATGGCTGGGAGCAGATCTGTGGATTCTCTGATGAATTTCGTATAGATGCTGAAAATCCACGGATTGAAGTTCGGATTCGGGAGGTGGAAACTTGAACTATTTAGCTGAGATAAAAGCATTTTACGACAGGCTCGAACTAAACCCGCAGCCCAACACTGCAATCGCCTTATGGCATGCGTTAATGTCCATAGCGAATAAAGCAGGGTGGCCAGATACGTTTACGGTAGCCTCGTCAGTCCTTGGACTTCGGTCTGGATTAAATGCATCAGCATTAAAGAGAGCGAGAAACAAACTTGCTACAGATGGGTTCATCGAATGGAAATCGCGCGGTGGTAATCTTGCGGCACAATATAAAATAAATAGTCTTGTGGTTCAAAATTACAGTAAAAATGAACCACAAGATGAACCACAAAGTGAACTGCAAATTGCACCACAGTTTGAACCACAAAGTGAACCTATTAATAAACAAAGACATAAACATAAACAAAATACACCCCCTATATCCCCCGTGGAAAAATTCGGAGAGTTTGCCGCGGCCTATCCGAAACGGTGTACTGGCTGTCTTGCTGAAACAGAATACTGCAATGCGGTACTGGCTGGTGTACCGGAAGATGATCTGGTATTGGCCGCACAGAATTATGCAGATATATGCAGACGGGAGAAAACAGCAGAGCGGTATATTAAAAAGCCGGAGAACTTTTTACGAGAGAACTTGTTTATGCAGTACCTGAAAGGAGAGAATGATGGATCAGTTGGAAGAGATACTGGAACGCATGAAAAATCACTCAACGAACTTATGCAGGAATGCGGAGACACCGGAGACTTCAAGGGATTCTGATGTGTGTCCTATCTGTGAAGGGCGGGAGTGGATTTTAAAAATAAAAGACGGTGTGGAAATCGCAGTACCGTGTAAATGCCGTGAGAAAGCGGTCATGTCAAGGCGGTTGCGATTCGCAGATATACCGGAGGCATTCCGTGGGATGGATCTGAGATCGTTTCGAATGGATGTGTACAGGAAGCAGGAAAGTAAAAAGATGGTGTCAGATGCCTGTAAAATCATAAAAACCTATCTGGATGATTTTGAGAGCCAGAAGGAAAGAGGCATGGGACTGTATATCTGGTCGAGGACAAAGGGAAGCGGTAAGACGAGGATCGCTGCCGGGATTGCAAATGAGCTGATGAAAAGATACACAGTCAAATTTGCAGTATCACTGACCATCCTGCAGGAAATTAAGAATACATGGCGCAGGGATGCAGCAGGCAGTGAAAGCCAGCTTTTAGATGCACTTTCCACAACGGATATTTTGATCATTGATGATTTTGGTGTGGAAGCACCGGCGGCATGGATCAACGACAAAATGTACCAGATCATCAACGAGCGTTACATAAACAAAAAGGTAACGATTTTCACGAGTAATGATCCACTGGACAAAATATCCTATGATGACCGGATCACGAACCGGATTAAGGAGCGGACATATCAGATCGCATTTCCAGAAGAATCAGTCCGGGATCATATCGCAGAGCGGATGCAGGAGAAAATCATTGAAAAAGTGATAGCGAGCGGAAATAAAAATAAAAATTAAAAGGAAGGTGGACAAATGCATAGCGTACAGCAGAGAAAAAGGGTGATTCCATCGAGTGTTTATAAGCAGGAATTAGCAAAATGCCAGTTAGGAGATAATATCGCGAATCACATGGGATATATTTTTACAGCCATTTTGTATGACAAGTTTGATATGACGTTTAAGCAGGTCACGAATTTTTATAGCAAAACCGTTGAGCGTCGGAAATCTTGGCAGGACGATGATGACGAAGCGGTAACGAGCGAGAGCATGATGGCATATTGCCGTAAAAAGAAAATTGATGTGGTCAAGTGGGTAAAATCAATCCCAATGTCACAAAAATTGTATATGGCAGATATAAAAAATGGACGGGCAGTGCTTGGCGCAGATCGGAATATCGAGAGCGCGCTTGCCTCCACAATGTATCTGACTATTCCGACATTAAAAGATTCTTACCGTTTCTCAAATGCCAAAATCGAAGAATTTATGAATTGGGTTGCCTATTACATTGATTCCTATTGGCGCAAGCAGCCAAAGAGTAAGGAACACTATCTGACGGATGAGATTATTCGGAATCAGTTTATTGAGGATGAAAATTGGGATATTGTAACAGGAAAAGCGGTGAAATAAGGATTATTAACATGGGAGAGATGACAAAGACAAGCGTAAAATACTGCCGGAAATGTAAATATTCGTACAATCACAGCCAGACAGAGATTATGTGTTGATATTATTCAAAGACCGGATTAAGGCGTGGATGCCCGATTGGGATGTGCGACAAGTTTGAGAAGAAAGGCAGAAAGAGAAAGGTGAAGTTGAAATGACGGATGAAACCAAGCAGGAGATAGGAGCGGCATTGATGTTGTTAAAAAATACACTGATAAGAAACGGTGTAAGCATAGCACTTGTAGGAAGTGAAGATACCGGAAAAGACGATGGATGCATTATGTTTTTTGATACCGCAGAGTATTGTCGCACCGGGAAATTTAAAGGGATATCTGTTAAAACAATGGATTTAGTGAGGTAGAAATATGATGGAGTGTATGAAGAGCATGGCGAAGAAGTCACAGGACGAGCCGGTAGAAATGGAAAATGAGCGTATGAAAGTTTCTCACTTAGATATTATCGTAACAATGATAGACAAAAAGCCATATTACGAAATCAAGTACAAGGAAATCGGATCGAATCATTATAGCGTTGGCTACAGCTCATACAAGCTGGAAAATGTTTTATCTTGGAGAGACGAGTGTTTTGAGGTCGTGGAGAAGCCACAGACCAATGCAGACCGGATCAGAAGCATGACGGATGAGGAGTTGGCATTCAATATGATGTGTCCGAATGAAAATGGGTTAGCAGAAATTGACTGTGACAAAAATGATAATTGTAATTGCTACGAGTGCTTATTAAAGTGGCTTAAGGCAGAAAGTGAGGGAAAATATGAAAAAACACGATATTAAAATTTTACATTTTTTAACAGCATTACAAGATTGCTACAAAGATGAAGATGAAAGAGAAAGTGCTGTCATCGAAAAGCTGGAACTTTCTAATGAGGAGCTTACAGATGATTTTTTTGCAATCATTCAGGCATTTTTCATTTTATATAAAAGGATTACCGGAGATGATAAAATTGACATGCTTGGATTTACACATATATTAAACCGGTTAGTGTTCCAGTTCACGAACCTTAGCGAAGAAAGTGAGGAATAGCATGGAGAGATTAACGACAAATAAAAGCGTGGCTGACATGTCGATGATCGAACTGGCACATAATAGCTGCTATGCAGATGATGAGCGCAATGCCAGATATAGAGATTACGAGATGGAAATGGATGCACGAGATTTTGCAAGAAATCTTATGGTCACATTGGCAAAAGATGAATTGCCAGTAGATGACGCAGAGTTTGACGAGGAAATATTGGACAATTTAACGATAGATCCGTTTTTAGATGTCCGTGGTCTGATTGCGTTGTTCTACCGCAATATGTGGGCAATGGCAGATTTGAGGGAAAAGTTGAAAGACTATGAGGATGCCGAGGAGTAGGGATTACTTCTGCGGTTGCCGTGCAAGGTGGGAGATACAGTTTACTGTATGTTTAGCAGATATAATAAATGCACTCATAACAACAAAGAATTTGACGAATATGATTGTCAAGGATGTCAACAGGATGAGTGTGACAGTAAAATAGAGAAATATATACAAGACATGCGAGCATACAGTCTTGATTGGATTGTAACAAATTTGAAGAATTTTGGCAAAACAGTATTTCTCACAAGAGAGGAAGCCGAAGCCAAGCTGAAAGAAATGGAGGAAAAGGATGGAAGATAGATATTTATTCCGCGGAAAGTGCATTGATGACGGAGAATGGATGTCTGGTAGTTATTATGAACTTGCAGGAAGACCGCTTATTTTTAAACCGGTTTTCGCAAGTAAAAAAGCTGTTTACGAGATAGACCCATCAACTATTTGCCAGTGCACAGGACTTAATGATAAAAGCGGCAGACGGATTTTTGAGAATGATATTCTTTCAGGGCATATCGACGTTGAGTTTCCAGAAGATGAGACGAGAAAGTGTGTCGTGTGGCATGAAAACGGATGGTGTACGAATGAGCCGGGCTGTGATTACTACGAGGAACTGGATGATTTTGATTCAGAGAATTTTGAAGTGATCGGCAACATAATTGACAACCCGGAGCTGTTGGAGGTGTGAAATGACAGAGAATGAAGCAATTGAAGTTTTAAAAGATTTTGGCAAGCAGGTGTCAGTGAAAGCAGATGGAGCGTATCAAAGCACTATTGGAGAAAAGGCTTGTGATATTGCAATCAAGGCACTGAAAGAAATCCAGAAATACCGGAAAATCGAAAAAGATTTGAAGGAAAATTATCATGCAAATGTAGACATCCCCTTGTTAATGAAGCATTTTATTGAAACAGTGTTCAAAGGGGAAAAGCATGAGGGCTTTTGCATTCTGACAAATGAGGATAAAGAAGCATGGGAAGAGTACAAGGCAATCGGTACACCGGAAGAATGCCGTGCGGCTATGGAGAAACAGACAGCAAAGAAACCAATGCATGTAACGAATAGTTATTTTGGATATCAGAAACATAAAGAACATGTTGGTTATTGTCCAGATTGTGGGCATCAAGTAGAAGAACCTTATGGATGTCCAAATTGTTTAAGAAAAATTGATTGGAGTGATGAAGAATGAATGAAAGCCTTAAGCCATGCCCGTTCTGCGGTGGAAAAGCAATGTTCTTAACCATTACAAATAAGTCATCACATTCGGCTGTTGGTGTAATGTTCAAAATCAAATGTATGAAATGCGGAACAGAACTTCCAAAAAGCTATGAATGTGAGATGTACATGGATCAGGACGGAGGCATCAGAACAGGGAAAGACGAGCGAACGAAAGCAACTACAGATTGGAACAGGAGGGCGAACGATGGGAAGATTAATTGATGCGGAGACATTAAAGCAAGAATTATATCAACAATGGTTTATGGATATTCTTCTTACACAGACAAGTAGTGAGGATATGTTTTATGCATTGGCACAGAAGATTGACCAGCAGCCGACTGCATATGACACGGACAAGGTTGTGGAGCAGTTGGAAAATGAGAGAAAGTTTTGGGAGAATGCATACAACAGGAATTTGGGAAAAGAGAAAGCAAGAAGTTATGAGCATGCAATCGAGATTGTGAAAGGCGGTGGAATAAATGGCGATTAAACCGATTTTATTCAACACAGAAATGGTTCGGGCAATTCTGGAAGGGAGAAAGAGTTGTACTCGGCGGCTGGTAAAACCCCAACCAGATGAAAAGCATACATACCCGCTCGGTTTTGTTACCGACAGTACAGAGAAGAAAGAGGTAGGATGCTTTGGATTTGACGCTAATGAATATGGTGGCTCTATTCAATACGTTAAGCCACCGTATAGGTATGCACCGGGAGATATCCTATATGTTCGGGAGACATGGAAAAAGGCGCCGAAGGGATACTATTACTACGAAGATTGGCAAAGAAATGACATTGCCGATGTTACAAAGTGGAAACCATCAATCTACATGCCGAAAGAAGCGGCACGTATCTGGCTTAAGGTTACGGATGTGAGAGTGGAGCGGTTGCAGGAGATTACAGATAATGAATGTATCAAAGAGGGAATATACCCATCAAATTGCAGAGACTGTAATGATATATTTGGATGCGATGTATGTCCTGATGAAGGATATGATGAAGTCGATAAGTTCGTAGAAGTCTGGAACAGTACCATTAAGAAATCCGACCTCAATCGCTACGGTTGGGATGCTAATCCTTGGGTGTGGGTAATATCATTTGAACGGTGCGAGAAACCGGAAGGAGTGAAAAAATGAGCAATGTAGAAATAACAGCCTTGGAGACAATCAGAAAAGAAATACAGAAGCTAAGAGATAAATATCAGACCAAAGCAGAAAAAGAACGTGAAAAGGTCAATGAGATTTTCGTGACGATCAAAGGCGAAAAGTGCTATTCAAATGATGACATATTCGGCTGGTACGAAGCTGGATATATCAATTCCAGACAGTACGATAAATACCGGGACAAGCTTGAAGCGAAAAAGAAAGCCGCCGAATATGTTGATAATAAGACAAAAAGCGAAATGATTGTAAAAATTTTATCTACCATGAGCAGAAATTTAAACGCAGAAATCGCAACGATTAAAGAGGAAGAAGAATAAAGCAGAAAGGAGCAGAGACTCTTGCCAAAGTGAAGCATATGTGGTCTCCTTGAAAAAAATGAGTGATTTAGATAAGTTTGATTACGAATGTCAGAATCAGATAAGCATTTTTGACATGATACGTGAACCCATACGGATTACAAAGCCTATACGATTAATTGAACTGTTTGCCGGATATGGTTCGCAGGCAATGGCACTGAAAAGAATTGGTGCAAAATTTGAACATTATAGAGTTGTAGAATTTGATAAATATGCCATAGCAAGCTATAACGCAGTGCATGGAACAAATTTTCCAACAATGGATATAACTAAGGTTCATGCGGAAGATTTGGATATCTGCGACACAGAATTCTTTACTTACTTACTTACTTACTCGTTTCCTTGTACCGATTTATCGGTTGCCGGGAAACAAGCAGGCATGAAAAAAGGAAGTGGGACCAGGTCTGGTCTTTTGTGGGAAGTAGAAAGGATTCTGAAAGAGATAAGGGATGGTGGTGGAGAATTACCACAGATTCTGTTCATGGAGAACGTACCGCAGGTCCATGCCAATGCAAATATGGAAGATTTTCAGAACTGGATCGATTTTCTAACAAGCCTTGGATATGTGAGTTATTGGCAGGATTTGAATGTAAAGAACTACGGAGTTGCACAGAACCGTGAAAGATGCTTTATGTTTTCCTTTTTGGGAGAATACAACTACCGTTTTCCGCAGCCGATACCGCTGAAAAAAAGGTTGAAAGATTACCTTGAAGATGATGTGGACGAGAAATATTATATCAACAATGAAAAGGCTGAAAAGCTGATAAAACAGCTTATTGACAACGGAACACTGCCACAGCAAAATCTTGAGAGCAGAGCAGAGCAGCATTGACGGAACAATCTGCAATCCACAGCGAAGAGACATTGCAAACTGCATCACGGCAAGATATGACTGCGGAATCTCAAACAAACAGCAAGTCGGAAACATGGTTGCGGAATCTCAAACCAACAGCAAGTCGGAAACATGGTTGCAGAAAATCTGTATTGATACAAGCATGAGTGGATTAGAAGATGGTGCAATAAGAACATACAGAGATACGGCACCATCTATTACGGCAAGAGAATATAAAGAGCCAAGAATGATACTGGAGTGATTCGATGGAAGTAATAGGAAGCATATACACTGGAGTAACAGCAGATTTTCAGAGAGGTGTGTATCCGATTGCAAGATGTGTAAAAGCTGAACAACATGATTTAGGAGTAGTTATGGCAGATGTAAATGTTTTAGGCTCTCTTGAAGCAAAATTTGAGAGTACCAACAGAATTTATGATGTAGGGGGGGGTGTAGTCCAACGTTGAGTACAATGCAAGGTGGTAATCAAGAGCCGAAAATACTTGAAAGCCAGATAGTTGCCATGCGTGGCAGAAACCCGGACAATCCATCGGATAGAACTACTGGAAGTCCAACGGAACAGAGGTTAGAAATAAATATGCAAGGCACAAGTAACTGTTTAACAAGTGTGCAGAAGGACAATATGGTTCTGATTAAGCAGGCCACAAAAAGTGGTTCTATTGAATGTGAAGTTGGTGGATGCTTTGACGCAAGCTATCCAGAAAGCCAGACAAGAAGAAGGTGTGTGCAAGATAATGGCAATACGTGTCCTACATTAACCGCACAAAATCAAGAGATTGTACGGATTGAAAAAGTAGGTCAGATTTCAAATGATGGTTCTCAGTGCGGAACGGTTTATTCCGATAGTGGTATATCTCCCACACTGATTGCCGGAACGCATGGAGATGCAAATTCAAAAGTATTTACGCAGTACCGTATCAGAAAGCTGACACCAAGAGAATGCGGACGGTTGATGGGAGTATCTGATGAAGATATTTCCAAGATGGCAGCAGTCAATAGCAACACGCAACTTTACAAGCAGTTTGGAAACAGTATTGTTGTGGATGTGATGTGTGCAATGTTCAGAAACTTAAATATTGAGCAGGAGATAAAATAGTTAAATTAGAATTTAATGGAGGTACGAGTATGGATTATTTAACAAATTTGGACAGTGAAACATTAAAGGCAGAATTATTAGCCTTTTTAGAACTTGGAGATGATGAATTCGACATATCTTCGATGGGAGAATTTGAAGAGCAGTTTGTAGAATTTATCAAAGATGATTTATCTTATGCGGATTAATTAGAAATTAATGGAGGATACAAAAAAATGAAAAATGGAATTCACGGAAACAGAGAACAGCTTGAGGAATTATCAGTGAATAGGATCCTTGGTGAATTATATGATAAGGCGAAAGCTGAAAATGATGGGAAAGTTCATATAAGAGAAATTGAGGACGGACATATTGGAGATACTATAGAACTTTATTAATAATCACTTAAACTGAACTTTAACGGATGAAAGAAGGTGTGACGAAATGAAGATTATTATAGGAATCATAATATATGCGTTCATCGGATGTGTATTTGCTGGATTTTTAGAGGATGATACTGCACCAAATGCGGATACATTGGCACAGATAGCATTCTGGCCGATATTACTACTCATTATCATTGCCTGGATACTTTCCATAATTCCACTAACAATTGGACGAGTATTAAGAGCCATTTTTGATTTTTTTGACATGAAGAACTGAATATTGATATTTTTGCCGGCTGAAATATGCCGGTAAAAATATACAATAATGTTGCATGAATACGATAATATATTGTGTTTTTATAAACTGATATATGGTATAATGGTGTAAGAAACATAGTTGTCACGCATGGGGAGATGTTTAAAATGAGCAGAGAGGAAACGATAGAGATATGCACACGCATAGACGATTACCTGGGCGATAAAATAGCAGAATCAATTTTAAATAATATCTCATATGACAAAATGGAAGCACGCTATGGGATTATGCCGATTTCTCGAACGCATTTTTACAGAAAAAAGAAAATGGCATTAAGGATGATCAACAGCCGGAGCTTGTACGAAGAAGAAAGTAACGGACAGCTACGCATAATACTTTGATTCACGCATAGACACACGCATATTATTTAAAATGCACGCATAACGCACGCATGGCACGCATAGACGGATTTCTTATCACGCATAGGATAAAAATACCACGCACGCATAAAAATGGCTGTATTGAAAAAATATGCAAGGCAGATGCTGGATATAAAAATAAAAAAACGCACACAAAAAAA